TTCTTCGAACTCAAGTCGTCTCAGCGGTGACCAAGGAGACCGAACGAGGCTGGCGGTTGATGAAAGGTGCTGGCGCGCGGGGGCTAATCGTCATGGCGGTGGCGGTCCACCAGGCCACCCAGGTAGTGACGCCACCGCGGAGGCCGAGGATCTATTCGTTATCGGAGGTTTCCTGAATGGCGTTCTGGTCGAACTGGTTTGCTGATACCACAACTAACGCGAATCCAGGCGATGCCATGGGTGTGGAGTTGGTGGGCGACTGGACTCCTACCGAATCCCGGGCGTTGCCTCGGCCTCTGCCATCCCCATGGGCGGGATGGCCGGCTGAATGGAACGTACCGAACTGGGATTTTGGGTCCCGGTTCAACGAGCTCGTTGACGTGGCGTGGATGTGTTTGGACATCAACTCGAGGATTGTGTCGTCGATGCCCGCCTACCGGACCGTTGGGGGGGAAGTTGTCGGTCCGGCGTCATGGATGTCGAACCCTGACCCGATGATCTATACGGGTTGGAGCGAGTTCAGCAAACAATACGTCTGGGATTATCTGCTGGGTGAAGTGTTCGTCTTGCCGATGACCACGTTCACGGATGGTCGGCCGATGACGTTCCGGGTGGTGCCCCCATGGGCGATCGACGTGAAGATTGAGAGTGGGCGGAGGGCATATCGGTTAGGGCCTGGAGGTCGGGATCTTTCTGATGAGATCCTCCATGTTCGCTATCAATCATCGACGGGCGATCCGCATGGAGTGGGGCCTTTAGCCAACGCGGGTGGGCGGATGCTGACCGCCGGCGTGTTGATGAAGTACATCCGGAATGTGGCAGAGACCGGAGGCGACGCCGGACAGACGTTGGAAACCGACCAGGATTTGACCCCAGATGATGCTAAGGACATCCGCGATGAGTGGGCGCTTGCCCGCTTGGCAGGTTTGGGGTTACCGCCAGTGTTGGATAGGAATATCAAGCTGGTCGACCATCAAGTCATGTCACCTCGAGACCTGGCCATGCTTGAGGTGTCCCAGTTCACTGAATCCCGCATCGCGCAGCTTCTCGGGGTCCCCCCGTTTCTGGCGGGGCTTCCTGTTACTGGCGGGTCGGGCGATTCGATGACCTACGCGAACGTGTCGCAACTGTTCGACTACCACGACCGTTCAGCGTTGCGGCCTTACACAAACAGTCTCATGGAGGCCCTGTCGAATTGGGCGCTCCCCCGCGGGCAGGCCGTCGAATTGAACCGTGACGAATACTCCCGCCCGGCGTTCAACGAACGTGCCGAAGCCTGGGTAAAACTCAAAGAGGCCGGATTGGTCACATCTGAGCAGTTCCAGGCCGCTGAACGGTTGTTGGATACGGTCGCCGCTCAGGCTCTCACCGGAGCCACACTGGATGGAAGCGAGGTTTGAATGCCTTGGCACATTGAAGACAACCACGAATCGTGTTCCGGGTTTGCGGTAGTGAAAGACGACGACGGTTCGGTAGCCGGATGTCACGACAGGCGCGAAGAGGCTGAAGCTCAATTGGCAGCCCTATATGCCAGCGAGAACAGGTCGGTGGCTCTTGCCCCATCTGCTCAAGAGATATTCACCCGCAATGACGCGGTATTGGCCGATGTCAACGTGAAATTGCGCCAAATCGACCTGTTAGCGGTGCCATGGGACCAAGAAGCCGAGGTCCCCTGGCGGGGAGAGGTGTGGCGGGAAGTGTTCCGCCGCGGCGCTTTCAACGGATTGGAAAACCATGTCGGCCGGGTGCGGGTCAACCGAGAGCATGTGGAAGGTGACACGGTGGGAAAACTGATCCATGCCGATCCCTACGCTGAGGCTGGCTTGATAACACGGGCGCAGATCGCACGTACCCTGCGCGGGGACGACACCCTCGCGTTGGCTGAGGATGACATGATTTCGGCGTCGGTCGGATATCGGCTCAAGAGTCTGGATGACATCCGGTTGACGAGAAGGACTCGACTGCGGGAAGTGCTTAGAGCTTTCATGGCCCACCTGTCGATGGTGGAATCCCCAGCGTATGTAGGAGCCCAGGTGTTGGCTGTTCGAGAGGAACAGCTCGGGCTCGTAGAGGAGGAGTCTTCTCTACAAGCACATGTATTGGATGAGGCATGGTCTGACCCCGCCTATCTGGCGGCGTTGGATCGTCTCAACAGCAAACACGACTGACCGTCCAGAGCGTGGGCGGAGGTTGGTTGTCGAAGCGGACAGCCAGAAAGTCCCGATTATCTAAGAAGGAGTTTCGACATGTCCGCTTTGGACACTGTGATCCGAAAGCTTGAAAACGAGCTCGAGGACAAGAAGGCCGCCTACGAGGCGATCCTCTCTCATATTGACACGGAGAGCCGGGAGCCCAACGAGTCGGAGAATGCGACGCTGGGTGAGATCACGACCCGGATGGAGGCGATCAACGACCGGCTCACCAGCTACGACAAGACCGAACAGGTACTCACCCAGTTCGACACTCGAGCCAAAGAGCTCGACCAGGCGATCGCTACCCGCCGTCATGAGCCGGGAGGGGTCAAGTACGGGTCTGCCGGCGAGTACATGGTCGATGTCATCGCCGCGATGAAAGGGAGTCGGGATTCACTGCAAAGACTTGAAGTGTTCACCCGAGCTGCCGCTCATCAGAAGACTGCCGACAACCTCGGAGTGGTTCCTGATCCGATCATCGGTCCTGTGGTCAACTTCACCGATTCGGCTAGACCTCTGGTCAATCTGGTTGGTCCCCGCCCATTGACGAACGCCACCTGGCATCGTCCTCGGGTCACCCAACGCACCGCTGTTGGTGTCCAAGGGGCGGCTGGGGCGGCTGGTGATGAGAAGGCAGAGCTCAGCTCACAGAAGATGACCATCACCCGGTTGACTGCCAATGCGGTCACCTACGGTGGGTATGTCAACGTGTCCCGTCAGGACATCGACTTCTCCTCACCGCAGATCATGGACATCATCGCTGAGGATCTGGCGGCCGTGTACGCCGAGGAGACCGAACAGGCGTTTGGCACCGAACTGGACGCGTCCTCCGCCACCGCGGTCGGATACGGAGCGTCGCCCACCGCGGCGACGATCCGCACCGCCCTGTGGTCGGCAGCCGAGGACGTGTACACGGCGATCAAAGGCCGTGGCCGTGTGGTCTTGGCGTTGGCGCCGGACCGGCTGCCCGTGTTCGGCCCTCTGTTCGCTCCGATCACCGGGATAACCGAGGACGGCGAAGGGTTGTCGGCGGGGAACTTCTCATCCGGTCTCATCGGATCGATCCAAGGTATCCCCACCTTCATGTCAGCCGGGCTTGGCAGCACCAAAGCCTTCCTGTTCTCCACCGCAGCGATCGAGGCTTACGAGCAGCGTGTCGGTTTGCTGTCCGTCACCGAGCCGTCTGTGCTTGGTGTCCAGGTGGCCTACGCCGGCTACTTCACCCCACTGACCATCGAGGACGGCGGGATCATCGAGCTGACCGCAGCCTGATCGACAACAACTTGAAGGGGGGCTCTTCGGGGCCCTCCTTCGGTTAGGAGACACACATGGCAACCACACTCAGACTGAGAGATCATCTGGGTCGAGACCTGTTGAACGCAACCCCCGGTACCACCGACCCGGCGCTCGACTTCATCGGACGTGAAGTTCTGGCCAGCAACCTTGACTTCATGGGTCGGGGTCTGATCGCGACCCTCCGGGCCAACACCACTGCCTACGCGCTCGGTGATTATGTCGAGTTCGCCAGCGGCAAGCTCTACAAGGTGACGGGAGCGGGCACGTCTGCAGCGTCGGCGCCAGCTGAAACCGGTGTCGACTACGGCGAGCCGTTGACGGATGGCACCGTAACCCTGGAACGGGTCTTCTGATGGCTGGCATCAAAGCCCACCTGGAAGCCAATCTGGTTCAAGCCGAAGCACTCGGCCAGGCCGAACGGGCGAAGAAGCTGAAGGCTCGGCTTGATGAGCTGGAAGGTGACGAGTCCAAACCCCTCGACAAGCTGAACAAGGCCGAGCTCCTCGAGGCCGCGGAAGCGGCAGGGGTGGAGGCCGACGAGGGGATGACCAAGAAGCAGATTGTCGAAGCATTGGAGGCTGATAGTGGCTGATGTCCAACAAGCCGACTTCAAGA